ATTGCTGAAGTTAAGGAGTATGCAAAAAATCAAGCCAAGTGGGAAGCAGCAAGAGAATATTGTAAAGATCGTATGATGGAATTTAAAATCATCACCGAAAACGAATTAGGAATATGAACAGAATATCTCCAGATGCTGCATCAAGAATTAAATCATATGGAAATCCAGATGATAGAATGCTGGAAATTTTAGATATTCTAAAAGAAGTTGATGTTATTCCAGACATTGGTAGTTTGTATACCTTTGTTTATTCACCCAAAACACCAGAGATTGAATATGATCAATATCCTTTGGTTGCAGTGTCAGATATATTTCGTTGGGGATTTAGGGGATACAACTTTCACTGGAAGTCTCCACACAACTACACTTGGTTAGAGTTAGTTGGTAATTTACACAAAGTCAATAAAGAAGAACTAAATACTCTATTAGCATTGAATTATCAAAAGTTCAGAATAAATACTTAAAAAAAGTAAATGCCAAGAACTCGGGGAACAAATCCAGACCCTAAAAATCCAGCAAGAGAAATAGGTTCGTATAATCAATCTTTAACTTTTCCGGCATCCAGTGGTGCTGGAAGAGTTACTACTAACAGAACTTATGTTTTAGAAGCTAATTATCAAACTGGAAATCAAGCATTATATGCTACTAATGTTTTCGGGGGTAGAGGATCTCCAGTTGCAACAAAAAGTCCAAATGGTAGATGGCAAGTGACAGGTGTCACCTCTAACCCACTTGAAAGACTGCAACTTCTTGTATCTTTAAATCGGGGTAACTTTGGAAGAACCTTAAACAATGAATTACAAACTGTTGCCACTCGTGATTTAGGATCAAATCAATTTGATAGAATATTTAATCCAATTGTAGCAAGAAATCCAGAAACAGGATCACCTTCAGGAGGAACTAATCCACCTGCTGGGTCTCGTACAGATGGCAGCACTCCCTCTACTACTCCAGAAGAACAAAAAGCCCTTATTGATAAAATATCTTCAGCAATACAAGCGCGCACTAAGTATAATAGTGAATTATTAAAGTATCCAGAAAAATATGAGGGAAATGATTATCTGACAATAACGATGATACGTTATGTTCCTGACACTAATCTCAGTATAGGGCCAGTTGCTGGAGCTCCAGAAGGTGAATCCAAAACTGTATCCCTTGGTGGTCTAGGAGCATTAAGACCAAGTGAAAGATTTGGCAAAAATAATGAAAAAAAAGTTACCCTAGCAACCATAGATCTTCCAATACCTTCAAATTTATTAGATGGAAATCTTGCCACTTGGGGTAATGGAGATCTAAATCCATTTCAGGCTTATGGGGTAGGAGCTTTTACTAGACTAATGACCTCTGGTGGAGATATTTTAAATCAAATAGGAAGAGAAGGATCTACGGCTGCTAATGCAGTAAAAGGAAATGCAGATGGAATTAAAACAGTTGCTTTAAATTCCATTATTTCCAATATACTTAGGCAAAATCCAAAAGAACTTCTATCAAGATCAACTGGTGCTGTCATAAACCCAAACCAAGAACTTCTTTTTCTTGGTCCTGGTCTAAGAACATTTAGTTTCAGTTTTAAAATGACACCTAGAAGTGAAAAAGAAGCAACGAGTGTGAGAAAAATAATTAGAACTTTAAAGCAAGGAATGGCAGTAAAACGCGCTGTTGGTGGTTTATTTCTTGCTGCTCCCAATGTTTTTGAATTGGAGTTTAAATATGTTCCACCACAACAAAACGAAGATGGAAGTTTTGATAGAGGAGTTACTGCGGTAAGACACCCATACCTTCCGGTTTTAAAAGTCTGTGCTTTACAAAATGTATCTGTAAATTATATGCCAGACGGTTCTTATATGACGTATGGAGATGGTTCTATGGTGAGTTACGATATGACATTAACGTTTGCAGAACTTGAACCTATTTTTGATACTGATTACAGTGAATTAGACAAAGACACCGACAAGTTCATAGGTTACTAAAATGTATTTTAAGACACTCCCAAATCTAGAATATCGCACCAAACTTGTTGATAATAACTCAAGTTTAAATACTGTTACAGCAAAGAATTTTTTTCGTAGAGGAAAAATTCGTGCTGATATTTTCCAAAATGCTTCTTTCTTCACCAAGTATTCAATTATAGGTGATGAAAGACCAGATCAAGTGTCTGAAAAATTTTATGGATCACCACTTTATGATTGGGTTGTACTTTTAACAAATAATATTCTTGATGTTCACAATGAATGGCCTCTCAGTCAACAAGCATTCTATGATTTTCTTATTCAAAAATATGGTTCTGAAGAGCAGTTCTATCAAGTCAAGCACTATAAAACTTTAGAAATAAGAAATTCCACAGATCAGATTATTCAGAGTGCTGGAATTATTGTTGACACCACATTTTATAATCAACTAGCAGTAGCAGGACAAGCAGCACTTGAATACTATGATGAAAATCTAGGTGTTATGGTGCAAAAAGCAGGTGCTGATATTTCAACACCTGTATCTTTCCTTGATTATGAAGAGGAAGTCAATGACAATAAAAGAAATATTTTTATACTAAGAGAGATATATCTTCAAGGTGCAATCAATGACCTTGAAGATATATCCACTTATAGACAGTCGTCAGATTATATTTCAAGTAATTTGAAAAAAACTGACAACATCAATCTTACTGGTATTTAATCAATCTTCAGCAAGACGTTGAAAGTAACTCAGAGCATCGTCTTCATCTTCATCGTTTGAAGGACGACGAACGGAAGATTCCACTGAAGGAAGTTCTGGTTCAGGACGACGTGAAGAGAAGTCTGGAGTATAAGACCCACGATCATTGTCTTCGTCATCAACTTCCTCATCAATGCGATGTTGTTGAGGTTTGGTATTCAGAACATAGTTAAGACGCTTCTCAAGTTCATCGTAAGTCTTGAACTGATCAGCAGCAAGGAACTGAGTAAGAGAGTATTCTTTTTTCCAGAGTCCTTCAAGGGCATCGTCATCACTCAGCAGAGGAGAAGGACGATCAAACTCAGACTTGTCATAATTCCAGTAACCATCCTTCTTCACAATCTTCAGTTTGAAGTTGGCACCTTGCCAGAAGTCAAAGGGATTGATTGCTTCTTCATCTTCAAACTCAGGTTGCATCGCACCCATAATCTTGTCAAAGATCTTCTTACCAAACTTATAAAGGAAAACACGACCTTCATTCTGAGGATTGGCAGGATCCTTTACAACATAGATGTTTGCGTAGTAGGACAGTTTACGCTTCTGCTTACGCACAGTTTCTTTATCTTTATCATTACCACTGTTCCAAAGTTCCCTGTTATAATCGGATACAGGATCCTTTTGGTTCAAAGTCGTAAGACTGTTTTCAATATACCATCCACCAGGACCTTGGAAAGCGTGACTCCACACTTTAGACCAAGGTAGTTCTTCACCCTCAGGAGCAGGCAGGAAACGGATCGTTGCGAAACCGTTACCAACTTTATCTACTTCAGGTTTCCAAAATCGTTCATCTACAGTTGATTCACCTAAACTAATTTTTTCTACTTCCTTTACAAGTTTAGCAGTTAGCGAACCAAGTTTAGATTGTTTTTTAAGGTCTGAAAAGGACATTTGTATTCTCCGTATTAGTTGTATTTGGTTGGATTACTTTTGTATTTTAGTGTGTAGGTCAACTTTTGTCAACCTGTTTTTTTGTGTCTTTTAAAAGAGTTTTCATACTATTTAAAATAGTATTTAAATCAATATTGGGAGGCATTCCCATAGAAACAGCGTGATCAATAATGTGTTGTTTTAACTCCTGTGCTTCAGGATCGTCGGACAAACTCAACCGAGTGTACAGTAACTTCTGAGTTTCAATCAGTTCCTCAAGAATTTCTAAATGCTTCAATTTATCCTCTCTGTTCATAGAAACAAAGTTGAACATATTAGTATAAACTTCCTTTTGTAATTCTGAAAGTTTACGAACTTCTTCTTGAACAATGTCGGAATTAAAAAAACTCATGAGTTTTCCAAAACAATTTCTTTCACAATTCTCTTATACTCAAAGACATCAATATTTATGAATGGTTTGTATTTTTTAATTCTTAAACTTACGGTTTTCCATACTGGATCTAAAAGTTTTTTATCAAACTTTTTACAGTAAAAAAAGATATTGTCATAGATTACTAATGTCTCAATTGATATACTTTTACCCAAAAACTTTTTAAGTAAAATTGGATGACCTTTTGAGCAATCAAATACTGTTTCTAACTTTTCATCAGAAAACAAAGATTCTGTTTCTTGTTTAAAAATATATTTTAATCCTTGAACTCTTTTTTGCCATTCCAAATAATTCGTATTTCCGTTTCGAATAATTTCACCGATCCATAATGATTGTGGATCGTCACATAAGGCAAAATTAGCAATAAAAAAGTTCTCTACTTCCTTGTCACTTCTTTGTCTGGATGTCTTCTCAAAAAAGTAACGGTCTTTGCGTTTATAAAAAGAATCTAAAGTGACTTTAGATTTTCCACAGTATTTGTGGTAATCGTAAGACTCTTTTGTAAAATGATTTTTAAATGCAAGATATGTTTTATAGCAATCAAAAGGGGTCATTAAAACTTCAACATTGCTTTACTCGTCTTCTTCAGGAAGTTAAGTTGCGTAGCTTC